AATGACTAATTACATCGCACGAACAGGCCGGGTCCAATCCTGGCTTGACTCACCAGAATCAAGACTACCAGTATCATGTACCGTCTTCGTGGTTGAAGATGAAATGGAAGGACCTAATGGTATCGAAGCATCTTGGCGATTTGTGTCACACGCACTTCGGAATGCAGCCGGGGTCGCTGTTCACCTATCTAAGCTACGTCCCCGAGGAGAGGAAAATGGAAAAGGTCTTGTGGCTAGCGGCCCTGTATCGTTCGCCAGAATCTACAGCGTACTTAACGAGACTCTACGACGAGGTGGCACGTACAAGAACGGTGCCTGTGTCATCCATCTCGACCTCAATCACCCCGACGCAGAAGAGTTCGTCGACGCAACCCGACAAGAACTCCCCTGGGTCAAGAAATGTCTAGACGTTACCCCCGGATGGTGGGATGAAACCAGCGAGCTTCTTAGAGCTAAGATCCTACGAGGCATACAATCGGGAGACATCTGGCTCTCGAAGGTTAAGTATGATCAGAACAATCAAAGGATTTATTCAAATGTTTGCTTGGAGATCTACCTCCCCAGCAGAGGAACATGTCTGCTCGAACACGTTAACCTTGGTAACTGTGAGATTGACGGGCTTGTCCCCGCTTTCATTGAAGGTATGTCCGACTTGTGCCGCCTCCATCCAACGACAGGTGTCGGAGCAACTGGAGAGTACCTCCACCCTGAGGAAGATAAGCAGGTGGGTCTTGGAGTCCTTGGGCTTGCCAACCTTCTACGGCGTCAAGGTGTCAGCTACGCAGCCTTTGGTGAAGCACTAACCCTTCTTGATGATACCGATGTTGAATGGACGCCCGCGCTCTGCCTTGCTCGTGAGCTTCGCAGTGCTATCAATGGTGCTGCTAGCGTTGCCCGCGCTAGTGGCATGGCACGCGCTTTCACTATCGCCCCCACAGCCTCCTGCTCCTACAACTACACTGACCTTGACGGTTGTACAACCACACCCGAGATCGCTCCCCCCATCAGCCGTCAGGTTGACAGGGATAGTGGAACCTTTGGTGTTCAGCCCTACGACTATGGCGATGTAGAGATTGCTAGTGAGGTTGGTTGGGATGCTTATAAATCAGTAGCTGATGGTATTTGTCAGCTCTTTACTAATACTGGCCTCTTCCACGGCTACAGCTTTAACACATGGTCTGACGTCATTGCTTATGACGAGGAGTTTATCCAGGATTGGTTCGCCTCTCCCCAGACGAGCATGTATTATTCCCTCCAAGTTCAACCAGATACACAACGCAAAGACGATGTGACTTCTATGCTGGATGAGGACTACTCTGACATCTTCAACTTTGAAGAGGATCAATGTTTATCATGTGCAGAATGAATTTCAATGTCCAAGTACACACAGATTGTCCAGCGTAAAAGAAGCTGGACCCCAACACCAGTCACAGCGGGGGAGCTTAAAGCAGGATCGGAGGAAACACTCTACCGATGCTTAGCTCTCCGAACACTAGAACTCCCCGTCAAGGAGATGCTGGCTCAAGGTCTTGAGCGGAATCTACCTGATGATCCTGGAGTTATCCCTGCACTTCTATCCAACATGGCCGATGAAGATCGACATGATCAAGCTCTTGGCTTCATTGTTGATGCTCACGGTACTGATGACAGGGCGGAGCGGGAAGCTGAAAACATCCGCAAGGCCTGGCTCTCTTCTCCCGAACATCCAGTGCTTAAAACGGCGATCCTCGAACGTTCGGTGTTCTTCGTCCTTCTACCCTTCTTCCGATTTAACGGTGATGTAGGGATCAGAACCGTAGCCTCAGACATCTCTAGGGATGAACAGACCCACGTAGCCTTACACGCTATGGTTGCCCATGATCTCGGGGAAAAAACCACCCCTACCCTCAACAAGTTACGTAGAGCAACTGTTGCTTGGGCCATGGATCTTCTTGGATCATCCAATGATAAGTACCTGGATAAGGACTCTCTCATCAAAGCCTCAGATCAGCTCTACTACAGTGGGAAGACAGACACCTTCGCTGACACACGTCGAGCCAGGATGCCTTGCTTCTTTGAAACCTCAAACGTCAACCTTCCTCAATACGGATGACAAACTTAACACCTGAAGACGTCTTTGGTGGGGATACATTCCTCACCCGTCTTTGTGAAGAGTTGGATGCTATGTATCCACCTATCAACCCAACGCCAAAGGATGATGACCGCCTGATCATGTTCAGAGCTGGTCAACGTTCTGTTGTCGAATATATCCTTGCTAAAGAAGACAATGTGTAGCGCCCCATCGATGCCATCAATGCCAAAGCCTCAGCCGCTTCCGGCACCCACACCATTGCCTACTCCACAGCAGGCACCCCCTGCTCCAGTGATGGCTCCCGCACCTCCAATTCCGGTACAGGCACAAGCTCCGCTACCAAAGCAGGTAGACGCTCCTCAGGCTGCTCCACCTCCAGTGCTTGTCCAAGGACGGGACATGGAGCCAGCGGTAAAGCGTAAGAAGTCCAAGCGCACTCAGGTGCAGCAGGCCAGTAAAGGCACATCAGCTCTCACCATCCCACTGAACACGGGAGTAGAAGGTGGGGCAGCTGCTGGACTCAATATCCCAACAGCCCGATAAACTATGAAATGCTCTGCCATTGAAAGGTACTCAACCTTAACAGCGGACAGGGAGCAATTCCTAGATACCGCCAGACGTTGTGCAGTCCTTACCCTCCCCTACCTCCTTACTCTGGATGGTCTGGATCAGGGTGGTCCACTACACACCCCCTGGCAGTCTGTAGGAGTTAAGGGAGTGAATGTGCTCAGCTCTAAGATGATGCTGAGTCTATTCCCTATCAACGCAACCTTCTTCAAACTTCAGGTTGATGATGCTGAGTTGCAGAACGACCCCGAGATCAATGCAGAGGTGAGGTCAGAGATTGACCTATCCCTCTCCAAGATGGAAAGGATCGTAATGCAACAGGTAGCAGAGACATCTGATCGTGTGCAGCTCCATGCTGCTATGAAGCACTTGATCGTCACAGGCAACAGCCTGATCTATCAAGGTAAGAAGTCCCTTAAACTATTCCCCCTAGATCGCTATTGCGTCGTCCGAGATGGTGATGCAAACGTTATTGAGATTGTCACTAAGGAGATCGTAGACCGCTCCCTTTTACCTTCAGAGTTCCAAGCAGCTGCCCCAGAAAGAGACTCCAACTCTCCAGGAGAAGACGGACCTAAATTCGGTGTAGCCCAGACAGGAAACAAAGGCCAAGCCGATGATGCTGTCGTTTATACTCACATGAAGTATGAAGATGGTCAGCATAAGTGGCAACAAGAATGTGATGGTAAGGTGATCCCTGGATCTAAGTCCTCATCACCAATCAAGTCCTCCCCATGGATGCCTCTCCGCTTCAACGTGGTTGATGGTGAGTCCTATGGACGTGGACGAGTGGAGGAGTTCCTCGGTGATCTCACCTCACTCGAAACTTTAATGGAGGCTATGGTTGAAGGCTCAGCAGCGGCTGCAAAGGTTATCTTTCTTGTATCCCCTTCTGCTACTACCAAGCCACAGTCCCTAGCTAAGGCATCTAATGGTGCTATTATCCAGGGACGTCCTGACGATGTTGGAGTTGTGCAGGTTGATAAGACCGCAGACTTCCGTACTGTTCAGGAGATGATCCAGACACTGACCCAGCGTCTGTCTGATGCCTTCTTAGTCCTGTCTATACGACAGTCTGAAAGGACCACTGCTGAGGAAGTACGTGCCACCCAACAGGAGCTCAATGAGCAGCTTGGTGGTATCTACAGCAACCTCACCAATGAGATGCTCCAGCCATACCTCAACCGTAAGCTCTCAACTCTCTCCAGAGCTAAGAAGCTTCCACCCCTTCCTAAGGGTTTGGTACTTCCTACAGTGGTTGCAGGTTTGAATGGTATTGGACGTGGTCAAGATCGTGCAGCTCTCATGGAGTTTGTGGGGACTATTGCTCAGGCAATGGGTCCAGATATCATGGCTCAGTATCTCAACCCAGACGAGTTCATCAAGAGACTCGCAGCTGCCTCAGGTATCGAAGCCCTAGGCCTTGTCAAAGATAAGAAACAGATGGCTCAGGAAGCACAGAAACAGCAACAGCAGGCCGCACAGGCCAGCCTTATGAGTCAAATGGGCCAGCTCGCCAAGAGCCCCATGGCCGAACAAATTACACAAGGAATGACTAATGCCACAGGAGAAACAGGAGCGGCCAGCCCGCCGCCGGGCGCGAACCCCCAAGGGCCATTATAAGGGAGACAACCCTGAAACCCCAGGCCTGAATGAGGCTTGGGAACCTACTGAGCTTATTGAGGCAGTCAAGGAGAAAGAGGTTAATTACAGTGTCCGCCAAAAGGTGGATGGTACCTCCAACCCCACTGCTGGTAAGTATGCCCGAAAAGGTAAGGTTCACCCCACCTTCGGTAACGTAACTACTACTTACAACTAAACTATGCCAACAACCACATTCGATCCTTCCGAGGGTCCATCCGCT